GAGAAGCTCAACGAAACTATTATCCGGAGAAGCATCAACGTCTCGCGTTTCGAGTTTCAGTTCAATGTAGTATCGATCAGCACCAGGGGCAGCATAGTTTGGAGAGCCTTGTGCTAAATCATTTAAAGAGGTATCGGTCTCAGAAGTCACCACATCTTCAAGAACACTCAAACCAACTTTTGCAGAAGGTTTTGTGGTATCGGGATCGATAATGATTGTTTGCTTTTCTACAAGAACAAAAAAGCCTCGAATAAAATACACACCCCGATCAATAGAAGCACTTGAGCCGGTTCCTGAAGATTCAACAGAAACAACCATGGTTGTTCCCGATGGTGTTACATGCTCGTCAGCCCGAAAGTTATGAACTGAACCTAATGGATCTGTATTGGTAACTTTTGTGTTCGCGCTTTCATACTGAATGAATAAACGAACATAATCACCATCTTCGATGATGTAATTATTGACTTTACCATGAACACTGGTCTCGGAACACTCGACCGTTTTCTGCATCCAGAGACTATTGATTTGAGTATCTAGTGTAGTTTCATCAACACTTGGGGCTACGTCGGTTTTCAGAATTCTGAACCACGCATGTTTGAGGTTGTATTTGATAAGACCCGGAAGAACCATTGCGCCTTCCTTAAAAACGTGCTTACCAAACCTCTGCACCTGCTGTTGCAAGATAGTTTGCATCTGTGTGAGTTCACGGCCCTGTACGGCAACCCCTGGCTTAAACAAGATTCGATAAAAATTCTTATCTTCGTTATAATCGTCGTAGTATGGGCTAATTGACGTATTAATCTTGGTCATTGTAGCATTCCATTATTTTAGAACTCAATGATGAACTTGACATCTTCAAGCTGATCTGGGGATCTTAAAATTGGGCGTCTATATTCAACATATAGAAGATCGCCCGAGTAACGCAAAGCTTCCCCTGAATATGTAGAAGAAATTACCGCAGACGCATTGCTCGTTTCTCCATGAATAGTATCTCCAACATTGAACGGCTGAAACCCGGTTCCCTCAGTCGATGTCTGAAAATAGCCTAGCAGACTTCCATTGACGCCGATTACAACACCCTCAGCGGTTGACGTAGAAGGATCCGTTACGCGAACCAACTCATCAGCTAGAAACGTTCCAGTGATAGATGTTAGTCGGATAGTTTTGAATCCCTGAAGTGTCGATGCGCTCGCAAGACTTCCATTTGCGTTTTTAACATTCCGAATAATACCAACAATTCGATAATCGTTCATTGTTGGGAAGTCACCAAAAGCACCAGATGCGGCACCTTCGTTGATAGTTAATTTTGAATTGAGAAGAACATAATATCCGCCCAACTCATCAATGGCATTTGAACCATGACCTCCAACTGGAGAAAAGGCAGGATCAAATTCTGCGGCATCGGTTCCGGTCTGTCCGCCAACAGTATATATCATAGCAGCTTTGTAACCCGATCCCGCATCATGGATGGTTACGCCTGTAATTGAACCGCCCGTGGAGACAGAAACAACTCCTGTTGCGCCTGTTCCATCGCCATCAATAACTAAGGTTGGAACAACGTTGTAATGATCGCCAAGCTGAAATCCAGAAATTGCTGAATCCAGGGTTGCGTGTTTGTTGCCGCCCACATAATCGGTGATAGTTCTAAATTGTCCAGATGCGGCACCCGAGGTTACTAGAAACGTACAGCCATTATAATAGTCGGACGTTCCCGAAGCCGAAGAATCAAGACCCACAACTGCAGGAAGTCCAGCAGAATAAGACGAAGAAATATGAACACCAACTTGTACTTTGTTATATCCGCTGCCACCATTAGTCACAAAAATAGCCTCAAGAGCACCATCAACGGCGTGCTGTTGAACATTATATTGGGCAGCATGGTAGGCATCAAGAGCATCAGCAACTTGGACAGGAATCCATTCGTCAGTAACAAAACGATCCACGTCTGATTGACTGACGGTATACATATACTTCCAAATATATCCATCAGGATAGGTTTGCGGGTCAACATCCAAGCCGATAGGCTTGTCCATAGAAACAGCACCACTATTGTTGTTCAAGCATTTATAGACATTGTATAAATCCGTGATAACATAAACTCCGCCGGCAGGATTAGGATCTGTAGCAGCTTGATCTGCCGAGGTTGGATGTAAGAATCTCTCAGAGTCGCTAACTTTCCAAGGAAAATATACAGTTCCAGCTTCCCAGTTATGTCGTGGTATCACATGAGAGACACCAGAGGCGACAATTTTTTTCAGACCCATCATGCGATCCCATACAAAATTGGCAGTGTTCTCGCTATCGACTGGCTCCGGTGGGCTAATATCGTCTTCCCACGGATACGAACCTCCAATACAAAGGTAGTGATTGCGATCATTTAGAGAAGGATCGAAATTTTCAACAAAGTCCCTAGCATTATTGAGACGAAACTTGGTGGTAATGATTGCTGTCATAGTGGTCACCTAACTGTTAATCTATACTATTTATACGCTATTATTGAAATTACCTCAGGCTATAGACATTCTTGTGTTGAACGTCATCATACATCCATAGGTACGCTTTATTGTTGTCCGGGTCATCTGGATTAGCTGTAGTTATTACAGCATATTCTCCCAGATTGATTCCTGTTGGATTAGTGTCAGCTACAAGTGCCGAAACGGAAGAATACGTTTTTGCTACATTTCTGTTTAGAAGAGCCGGTTCAGGCATGTTGGGCATTCTTTTCCAAAAATTCTCTTCATCGAAATCTGAGATTATCCAGTCTTTGTAATACTCGATTTGGCAGTTAGCATGGGTATCCCAATATGCCGCATTTGGTCCCAGCATTTGTATTTCTTCGTTCCCATAAGAATTGGGCTTGTACCAAAATTTATCTCGATTGATACTTCTTAAGGAAGGACCCAATCGAACTACTTCTCCGCTTTGCTTGACTGTTATGACAAGCGTTTCTAAGAATTGAGAATTTTCTGATTTAGCTCTGACATCTAGGGCATACTGTTGACCAGGAAGTAAGGTCGAAAAAGGACTATATTGCTGTCGCAGTAACGTGACATAAGGTGCTGGGCCGACATCACGCGAAAGATAGACTTTGAACGTAGCAGGGGTTCCTGTGGTTCCTCCAACAATCGTCGCCGAGATTTCGTTGTATCCATATCCTGGATTAGTTATGGCGGCAGAATCAATATAATCATCCACGATTGTTACCTTCGCTCCAGCGAAGAATCCGTCTCCATTGAATTCGATGGTCGGAAGAATCTCGTATAGATCACCAATCTGAACACCCGTTATTGTCTCTTCGAGAATAATTTGTTTGGTTATCTGATTGTAATTGATGATCCTTCGCTGTTGCCCTTTAGCGATTCCAGACAACATATAGAGAGTACAATACGCAAATGCGTCCGTCGTGAAACCGGTAGGATTGTCTATGGTGAGTATGTTTTCCTCTCCATATGTGGATGCTACTGGATACTCGATTTTGTAAAGGTCGCCGTCATAACTTCCGCCATATGGAATATTACTCGGACGCACGCCAGAAATAGCTGAGGATAGGGTTGCTTTTTTGGTGGCACCATCGTAATCAGTTATCGTGCGAAACTCTCCGGTCGCGTCTCCTGAAGTAATAAAGAGAACACAACCATTATATGAATCGTTGGCCGGGCCCGACAAATCGAGGGTAAGAATATTAACGGACGAATTGACGTTTACTATATTGAATGACTCAACCAATTCTCCTAATGCCCATATTTCGCAAGTATCTCCGGCCGCAACTCCCTCGATGTAATTTAAACTTGTTAGGGTTTTGGATGAGCCAACATATTTCAAAATTCCACGTTGCTGCCCTGCTGCGGCACCTGACGTAATCTTGAGTGTCATTCCTACATAGTAGTCTGCGACTGAGGAACCAGAACTTAATACGATTTCACGATTCGCATCAACTACATTAAATGCTCCAAACGACTGAGCGTTGAACACGATTTCATATTGATCACTAATTTTTGTACCACTTAACGCGGATTCAAGAGTAGCAATTTTTGTCGCACCCACATACGATGTTATGGTCACATGCGCGTCGTTGTTATTTCCTGAGAGCATGTGAAGAGTACATCCATTATATGCACCATCCAACGCCGATGCACTATCAAGAGTGACCCTTGTTTTGGTACTATCAATGTTCTGAATGAAAAAAGGCCGCTCTTGTCGTTCGGGAGATTGTATTTTGGCAAAATTGTTGAAAACTCCCTGAATATGGAAATCTCCGTTTGTTTGAACGTTTGTGTAACCATTCCCATGGTCGATGACATCTATCCTTCGAATACGGCTGTCTTCGATTGTGGGTACACTTAAAGGAGATTGTGCAATCGAAAAGGTTCTAGCTTTGCCAAACAATTTCCATCCCGCGGGATGGAGTATCTTTTTTAAAATTGAGCGATATTCATTAAAAGAACGCTCAACGATTGTGACGTATGAAAACTGTTGATAAAAATATCCATCCTGCAAACATTTGAGGGTGTCTAATTGACCATCTTCATTGAGATAATATCCATCATGCGTGATGAGAGCGCCAATATCAGACGTGGCTTGAGCGCCAACTCCCATGTCACTATCGAAAGAGATTGTTGGAGCTATGTCGTAATTCAGTCCATGATTCAATATTTTGAAACCTAGAATACCACCCGTGCTGGCATCGACCTTATTAATTTTGATGAGAGCACCAACACCATTTCCTCCAACAGGAGTAACGACAACATCCTCGCCTACCAAATAATTCGATCCTCTGTGGCTAGGATTCATGATGATTCGTTGTATGACAGGATAAGGTCTAGCACGAGCCACAATACCACTATTACCGTCAATATCTTTGATGATATTTCTAGGCACAAAAGTACCCGAAACAGTTTCACGATCTAAGAATAAATCGTAACACTCGTGTCCTGAAACATAGGACTTGGTTATTCTCTTTACGAGCGCGGTGGCGTTTGTCACCTCTTGTATGATTTTGACTCCCTCGAACGAAAAAACATCACCGTTTGTTCCGTACACACGAAGGGACATATCTTGAACCCACTTGCCGTCCGAGACACGGAGTATGTCCGTCCAGGGATAGTAAAATTCACATGGACTATTATACAGAATATTGAAAAGAAGCTTATAGGATTTTTCGGTTCCTTTTGCTAGATAGAATTCTTTAATATGCTTTAGGACCTTTCTCTTGTCGGTGGCAACGCCTGTTCTTTCGTCAACAAACATATTGTTGGGAAGAATCGACATGAATTCTTTTTTGAATGCCAAGAAAAACTTATCAAGAGTTGTGTCGATGTCTTGATAGGCCAATAGATTTTTGGTTGCATCTATCGCATTGTCAGTCTTTTCTGTCCATTCGTAATAGGCTTCTAAGAAGCTGACGAATAGCGGATAGTTTCCGCTTATATAATCTGGTAGTTGTGATGAAACTAACAGAGATATTTTTTCGTTAGTTGCCATTAATCCTCTGTAACAATCGACACCGTTATATCTTCATCTTCCAACAACGCAATTTGATTATTCTTCAGCGTTATGTCATATGAAGCAGGGGTAGCTACTACGTCAATGTAAAAAATATCTCCCGGAAGACCGGCAACAGTAAGGGTGCTAATGATCATCTTTCCGTTCGTATAGTCTATTGTCCCAATGTTATTGGCTATCGAAACTTTCGTTTTGCCCGAATAACGATATAGGTAGAGAGAACCCCTTCCGTTATCACCAAAGTAAGTCTTTGTATCAGAACCGGGAATGTAAAACGCGCTGCTATTTAAACTGTTAATGCTGTTAAAGTTGTCGCCTTTGCTGATTGCATTATTGAAGTATAGTACAAACCTGCCCGGAAGACCCAGAGTCGGATACATCCTCATTTTAAGTTTTACGTCGGTCAAGTTTCCTAAGATGGATTGATCAGACGCATCTATATCTTCTACCAAGTTACTATAGCGCAAAGAGGTTCCAAACCCAATGAGATGATCTTCCCGGTATTGTTTGATGGCGTCTATAACCAGATTTTTGATCGCGCCAGCTTTGAGGGTAGTTTTTCTGACATCATATGTAACGGTTGAGTTAATAACCAATCTCAAAAATTCTGGTTCAACAATAACGACTTCCACAGAAATCATATTATTGGGACGAATGTAGGTATTGATAAGAGATTGTTTGGTATCTTCTGAAAGGTTTACTCCTTCGACCATCTTGAGGCACACAAATACCTTTCCATAGATGGGAGGAACGTTATCCTCGCCGCCCCACACTTTGACGAATTCCACGTTAGGTATATCTCGCTTAATGATCGTCTCATAGTCTAATTGAGTTACCGCACGATTTTGGCCAGAATAGTTCTGTGGTGCAAGGAATTTTATAGATGCGTCTGTCTCGGCCAATTGGGCACCGTTAGTGACATCAATGGTTGTGTATTTGACTGTGCCATATCCAGATAATCCATTAACGTGATTGAACACAGAAGTACCATTGACCACTGGTCCAGCAGTTTCAGTATATCTCACTTGAATGATATTTCCGGGAACAGGTTTCTTCCCCACAACGTTGTCACCAAAATATACTTCAAGACTGCCGCCTTCGGCCTCTTGTATCCAATAAACGGGATCGGTTCCCTTGATTAGATTAAAATCTCCCGCCCGGCGATAATATTCAATTGCGCTGCTGCTTGCAGATTCTTTGATAATGATGTCGAGCGTTGTGTCGTCGATGTTATTATTGGGAAGGATAAACTTTTGCGGTGGAAGTTCTGATGAAACATTCTCAACAATCCATTCAGTATATAATGGCTCACCATCAGCAATAACCATTTTATCTGAAACGTATGTTCCAGTGTAGACCAAAGAATTTCCCGTTCCCGCGCTAGTCATATTGGTACGATTGATGACATGAGGTTCGACGGTACTGAATACATATGTCACGGAATTCTTGACTGTCTGAAAACGTGTTCCCTTTTCGACATATATCGTAGCAGGAGGCTGAACCAAAGGAGATACTACTGTTATGTTTGCCACGATACCGGCGCGTCCACATCTGCTAAACTTTGGCGTATATCCAATCGCCTTGGCGCGGGAAACAATACTCTCTCGAAGAAAGGCAGAATCAAGGAACATTTCGTTACCAACCATGTTGGTGTAAAACGCCATATGTGCGGTATTATAACATAGCAAATCAATCAATACGTTGAGATTTGAACCCGTGAAATCGTAATCCTTGAACTGTGGTTTTGATTTCAGATATGAGATTAAGTTTTGCTTTAATTCAGCAAAATCGGTAGCCGTGTATTTTAGGGAACTCATTTATCTCACCCTTTCAAGGAAAATGGTTGTTGCGAACACATCAATATATCCATCTATCGTAAACTGTATGTTCACCGCGTACTGGTTGTTATCTGGATCATCTTTAACGATTACCTCTAAGTCCTGCGCTCTGGGCTCATACGACGAAATGACACGTTCGATATTAGCTTGTATCTCCATGGCAGTATGAGGAAGGATGTTGTCAAACAACGACCTCATAACATTTGAGAAAACCTCAGGTTGATAGGGCCTTTCGTACTGGTTGGTTAGAACCAAAGATTTAACAGAATTTTTCACAGCACGATCATCGACCAGTGGAGAAATATCATGCGTCACCGGATGCGGCAGAAAATTCAAATCCAAATCTTTGTATCTTGCTTTTATTTCCACTATGGTCTCCTCCAATATTTATAAGAGACAATGAAACGTAAATGCATAACACCAAGACACAATAGCCAAAATGTAGACAAAAACCAAAGCATTTAAAACGAAGTTCATTAATCGGGTGGGTTTTCGATTCCAACAATGAATCCACACCCACAAGATCGCAATTATTGCCATCAACTTAACAGCAAAAATCGACCCCAAACCACTTGTTATCAATACCTCGCGAACGAGAGGATTTCCTTCAACCGCGGCGCCAAGATGGTTGGTTCCTATAAACGTAAATATCGCATCAAGGGGTTGGGCCCACAATAGAAATTTAACCCTTTTGTTCATTCTATTTATCTCAATATGTGTTGAGGTTCAGTTGGAGTTAACATGAGGACTTCTGTGGTTCCTATTAGAAGCATGAAAAGTCCTGAATAATTGACGCCTTCTTTGCTGAACCGATAAATGTGCTTTTTGCAAACGGGATCGTATCCTCGATGTATTGCCCGTTCAATTAATTTCCCTCTCTTATGTACCGGACGAATAATGTTCCAGGTGGTCACATATCCTTCGACTGATGTATAGTGATATGTAAGTTTTTCTGTTTTGTCGGTTGGTATTGCCTCATACATACTTACCTTCTGTTGTCCGTCGCTCATAATAAAAGCCTTTCCGTTGACAACACTAATTGGAGACCAGATGGCTAATTTGGGTGCAGTTCCAAAAAAATCTACCATATCTTTATAGGCTTGTTGTAATTCTTTAACCGCAGTATTATACGCAATATGTTTTTGCGCGAGTGTTTTCTTTTGTACATCTGAAGCATTAAGGGCAGCAAGTGGATGTATGGTTTTCCCTGCAACCTTCACCGATGTTATTTGAGACGACAGCGGCCACGCACCATTCGTTGTTGAAGTAACTGATGCAAACGACGACTTCGCGCTCATTAGAGAATTGGATGGCCCAGAAATATGCGTATTGGCATTTAGCCCAGTAAAAGAGGTACCATGAGTTTGAATTGAAGTGGCCGCAGTTTGAACATTTGATTGGGCGGTTTGTACATTTGCACTTAGAGCTGCCGTGGTGGTAGACGTAGCACTTGGTGCACCCGGCACGGCCGGAGCTACAAACCCTGAGTCTGGAATAAATTCGCCATCGGCGTGTAATAATACTGGTGTAGGCGGCTCAACATGGATATATTGTGGGTTCTCTGGAGGAAGTGGCTCAGCTCCTGGTCCGCCAAGCTCTGCCGCTTTGTCGGCAAATTCAGCATCATAGGCATGAATTTTCCCCCACGTCTCGCTTAAATAGGTTTTAGCAGATCCGGCGGTCGAAACGTATTCCGGTGTTGTTAATCCAATAGTTTTTCCGGCGCGCATATCAATGGCACCACCAACAGCCAACTTGTAGTCGCCGTCAACTTTTTGCAGCATGTCTCCTTCGACTAATATTTTAGCATCACCTCCTACTCTTATTTGAGCATTTCCGTCTATATTGATATCCGAATCACCGTCTATTTTGACTTGAAATTTACCATCTACTTTGTTATAACAGTCCCCCGACACTTTCATGTTGGAATCGCCAGACTTGACGAATAGGTTAAATTTTCCTCCGCCAACGGTTAGGTTAATATCTCCCTGCTGAGAAGATATGTTAACGCCCTCTGTACCTAGAAGTCGCATCATTTTTTGTGCGGTGAAGTTTACAAATTCCTTTGCATAACCAAACCAAGACTTTTTCGTAAAATTGTATGTGTACTCTTTTGACTTTGAAACTTCTGTTCCCGTAGGATGAATTTCGTGAAACGTGCCCGAACGATGATAGTCATGGATACGCTCGGCAAATGGTGTGTCATCGGTTTCGTGTAGATGTCCACTTTCAGAGTAGTAACAATGATTGAATGGATATATCGCATTATAGGGAGTCGGAGGTTCCGCCATCGGTTCTGCGGGTGCCGCCGTGTCGGTACCAATTCCTGAATTTTCGTGCTCTGCACAGTCAGCCGTCCAAATATCGGCAAGTTTATCCGCCACAATTGTTTGATCGATTTTACCTTCAACCCAACCTCTTTCAAATCTATTGGTGAGAGGTTCGAGTAGATATGGCTCTAGGGGATATCGTGAAAATGTCATCGCCGGAGACATGGGTTTCTCGTCTGCAGCTTTACCCCCATCAGCAGCAGGAGGTTGAATGTCCTCACTAAATGTCGCCGGGCTATAATCTTTTTGAAGGACTCCGTACTGAGGACCCTGTCCGGGTTTCTGTTCAGGATCTGAAAATAGAGACTTCGCAGGCCCAGGGGAAGCTGGGGGAAGTGGCACCATAAAGGGCGGCCTCGGCCTATTTGCCGCATTTAATTTCCCTGCCGGAGTAGCATCAAAAAAACCAACATCCGGATTAGCCTTTTCTTCACCAATTCCCGGTATGATACCAACATGCACAGGTTCCTGAGCAACCAAACCATCCAGAAAGAATCCCAATACCCAATCGCCTTCCCTCGGACCTATTGTGTTAGAACCATGATCCGGTGTTATTAGGGGATAGCTCCATGGAAGGTCTTCGGTTTTGATTTGTTGTTTGTCGTCTGTGTGAAAATTAACATATCGGACTTTGAGTCTTCCTACCATCAAAGGGTCTTCGCGGTCCTCAACTACTCCAATTGCCCAGATAAAGCCATCTTTTCCTATAACGTTTCGCAGCGTCATTATATTATACCTTTGAAAAGGTTGACAGGATCAACCTGTACAATTGGACTAAGCAAAGTATCTTTGATAATTTCCATCTGACAGCTATATCCCGCATCGTGAATGTTGTGCATGAGACTTACGATCAAATAGCGGCCGCTGAGATATTTGTCAGGCTCTTCTTTATATGCTTCGCTTAATTTCCCGATATTCGAGGGAACTTGAAAATTGATTACCTGGCCAGCCTTGAAAGTGGGATTGCCAGGAACGTTAATCATCATCTTTATCGTATCCGTTTGGTGCAATTCTGATGTTCTATGAAGAACGTACTCTTCGACATTTTTTGGTTTGATACCAGGTTCCTTAGAAGATATGTGCGCCAACGTATCATGGAAAGTATCTGTTGTTGTGCATTTGATATGAGACTGAATTGAACCCAAACAAAGTTGTCCTGGAGTCCACGGTTTAACCGTTTCCATGTGAATGAATTTTTTAAACTCCTTCTCAACATCGAAATCGAGTTTATTGATCTGCTGTCGTAACGGATCGACTGTAATCAACCTTGACGCATACATTCCACCAGTAAGATTTTTGAGAACGTTGAACATACCAGAATACTGATAGCGCGTAACGTTGCGAGTTTCCTCTTCAAGCTCGCGCATCTTAAAATCACCATACCCAAGATTCTTGGTTCGATAAACATACACACCTGGAAGTTCTTTTTGGTTAAGTAGTTTTCCGATCGGAACAAAATTAAATTGGTCTTTGTCCTCATAGAAAACATAACCAACCCCATATCCCTTTTCTGAAACAGAACGACTGGCTAATACGTTGAACATCTCAAATGGTGTGATATTGGGCGCAACATACTTGTGATCATGTTTTGTAGGTTCGATGTAGATGTCTTTTGTGACTTTGATTTTTTCATCGAATACCTTCTGAACCATGTCCGAATAAGGCATCGCTGGATTGCAAAATGCTCGACTTATTTTGAATCGGAAATTGTTCAAGAACTCTTCTGAGACTAGATGTAAAATGTAGTTCTGTCTTTTATGATCACTCACTTCCCGGGCACTAATATCATATACCCTAAACTTCATGACATAATCCGGGAAAACATCTGAGTTGAATAGTCCCGTTGTGTATTTTGTGAAGACAATTTCCAACCTCTCTTCGCCGACAAGGGGCATTAGTTCGGGCAACGAAACGCTATCAATGAGTGATATTGTTCCTGAGCAGCAACCATTGAATAGGTCTTCCCTCAAGTTTATTTCACCCATTAGAAATCGAATATCATATCCTTGACCATCAAACGCATACAGCATGACACTCTTAAATTGATAGTCCTCTGCCCTGCGTAGCCCGGTTTGTGGATCGATTGATCCGAATATGTCACCTGGAGTCATGCTCATTATTTGAATATCTTATCCATTTCGTTGGTGATGTCGCTGAGGTATTTCTTGTCTATGAGTATAATTTGCCTTTTGTCCTCATTTAACTTTCTTTCATACTCGTAACAACTAACTGCACCACCCATAATTCCAAAGAGCGTCGTAGGATCAGGATAATGGTAGCGAACAAATTCCTCATCATACTTATCTATAAGAGCATTTTCGCTAGTTCCGGCAATTTCACATACGATGTCCTGACCGGTCATATAGTGTGTCAAAGGTTCTGATAGTGTCAAGTGTGTATCGCTCAAAACACTTCTTATTCTTGCTGACTCGTTACTATAGGGATAGGTGGAAATTGGTTTCAAGAATATTCCTGATTGCGGAAGTGCTCTACCAAGAATCTCCGAGATAAAATGAGTTCCCTGTCCATTAACTTCCAATCCTGACGTTCCTGAAAAAGTGACTCGACCCGAAAGAGTGATGGTATTTTTCACCCAATATTTGTATCCATCCTTCTCAAAATGGTGAATGAGCTTTGACGCATGATCGAGGGCACCATATTTTTTGATGATGTACTTAACAAAATTGTCCTCAGCAAGCGGCCAATCATACTCGGGATCGTAAATATCGTTTGCATAAAAAATGATCCAAGTATAATCGGTAGAACCATAATACTTATGCGCGATGATTTGCGGACTATCTTGATCTCTTACAGTATATGGGTAAAACATGATGATGTTGTTTTTTACCATTTCCCGTACTTTAGCACGAACAAGCATATTCGTTGCCATGTAGCCGTGGTAATCAATTTTAGGAAAATATTTGAAGTGTCGCATATTAGTAACGCTTTTTAATATCGTCTTTGGTGAGCAATACAGTTTCCTTAAACACTAGGTCCAATCTTATGTCCACGGGAGCTCCATTAACGAAAAATGACGGTACACCGGACCCCGCATAATCAACATCTACACGATGCAAAACGCATCTGCGAAAACGAAACATATAATAACTACCACCCTGGTTATCACCCTCGCTGTTCTCATCTTCCCAGGGGGAATTTGGTTCGGGTCTGGTGGCCACGAAAATATCAAACTCTTCGGGGAATCCCAAAAGTGCACCAGAACCTTGCATGGCGGGATGTTCGTGATACTTAAACTTCCAGATGATTTTCTGTATCTCCTCAGCCTCTTTTTTGTTACGAGCCATCAACTGAAAGCTAAAGGCGAATTCACGAAACCTCATTCCTTTGAATAGCAACGCCATATGAGGATTGATAATGGCCTTTCCGTAATACCCTGCTTCTTTTAGGGCATTCCCCCACCCAGCCGGAAGACTCGATCCTAGTTGGTTGGCCAGGGCACCTCCCCAAGCACCGGCATCGGCGCCGCTGGTTCTACCACTAACCGCACCCACCAAAGCATCCATGGCTCCCTCGGCAATGTTAATATCCCGTGTTACGGGAAGACTCATTTCTTCGTAATCGGCAGTATAGTTGACTTTGACGGTAGGAGGTAAATATAAAGTAATCGAACCATAGGTTTTGCTTGAATCGCCAAGAGCAGTTTGGGGCAAGAACATGACAAACGGTGCAATGGTAGTTTTAATATTGTTTGGGTAACAGAACGAGCCTCCGCTAATGTTAGCTTTGCCAAAATCAGGTCCCGCGTCTAATGCTTGTAAGAGTGTTTTTGCTGACATATAAATATACTTGAATATCTATAACTATTTATGCTGCTCCAGGGAAGATATAAGCCACAAAATCCTCAAAAATATAGGGGAGATCCGACTAACATTATTTATCGAAGTTCCTGGGAGTTTTCGGTCTGCTATTGGTGTGATTTCAATCCGAAGGTACAATCTTGGTCTTCTGAGGAAATAGTGATACCTTATAAGTCGTTGGTCGATAAGAAAATTCACCGTTATTTTCCAGATTTCAAAATTACATTCTCAGACGGGAAGACATACATAATAGAAGTGAAACCAAAATCTCAGACTATTATGCCAACCAGAGGAAAGAGCGGAAAGCTGAGATACAAACGTTTGCTGGAAGAGTATGCACGAAACGTTTCCAAATGGTCTGCTGCCAAAGAATATGCTCAAGACCGGAACTTCATTTTCGATATTTGGGATCAAGAGAAGCTAAAAAAGCTCGGAATTAACATAATCAGATAGCACGTTTATGATATACGATTTTAAGAATTTGCTCGATTTAGCCCTAAAGAGTGGTAAGCTACAGGCTAATTCACTTTTTGCGGAAAACTGGTATTGGAAAAAGACCCTTGATTCAAAAATAACTGTAGATCGCGCCGTTGATAAGAACGCCAGTGTCCCCTATATTCAACCACGAAACGTCAAAGAGGG